ATCTTTTTCTTTGGCTTCCATTACAGTGTCTTCTTCTGTAAGGTCACCTTCTAACTCTGCTAAGATTCCATCGAGATCGATCTCTTTCATCATAGCAGCGTCGTCTGCGTCGATGTCGCCATCACCATCCATGTCTCGATCGGGGTGCTCCATACCATACTCATCCATAGCTTTTTTCATCTTAGATGCTCTACCCATTCCTTCAGTTTCCATCTCTCCTTCTTCCAAACTTTCTAGTTTGCTAGCAAGAAGTTCCTTCAGGTGTGGTGTAAATGCTTCTTCTAATGCAGCTTTGGCGTTAGCAATGGCAGCTTCCTTCACGGCTTTGGCATCGGCAATAGCTTCTTTTAATAGTGCTCTTGACATTTTACCTCAAATTTTTTTGTGGGAATACGTATATTAGATACGCAATAAATAAACAATAATACAATAATGCTATAAAAACATCCAAAAAAGGAATAGCATATTCGGTGATAAATATCACAATGCTTTGCAAAAAACATATTTACATAAAAAATTTCAATAAGAAAGCCCTCCGAAGAGGGCTTGACCTAGGGAGACTATCCGTAGGGAGGTTCTCAAAATAATGGACAAGTACCGTTCGCACAGAGAATCTCTGTGAGGATTTGGTTTACTCTTTTGAACTTGTCGGTGCCCTCAAGTAGAGCTTGTATTCCTTCGTTCATTCTCATTTTACCTACCGGTGCCATGTATGAACCTGGATTAGATGGAGTTGATACGAAATCCCAACATAGAAGTTCAAAATCATCCTGCACTTCCATAAGCTCTCCCACTTGGCGTAGTGATCCCATACCTCTGGACGATACTCCAATTGGTATGTTGTTTTGGAATAGTGATGTTAGGATATTTCCTGATGGTGTTGGTAGAATTTCTATCTTTCCTATTACTTTATCTCCGTCCCACCACATATCTGTAATGACGTGAGATACATTTTTTAAATTTATGATTTGGGAATCAGGATGGTCTAGCTCACCACAAGCTCTCCTCTCCTTAACCAAATCCATGTATTTTCCTATTTCTCTTTCCCACAATTCCTTCGAGTAGTAGCGGCCATTGCCGTTTTTAACTTCAGCAGTAGCAAGAATACCCTCTACTAGAAGGTTCTTAGTTCCTCCTATTCCTTCTACAATTGTAAATGGTTTAGGTTTAAATATTTGAGTTTCTATTAAGACTTGCTTGCTCATGTTATTATGCTTTTTCCTCTGCGTTGGCTTCTGCTTGTGCTGCTTGGGCTGCTTTCATCTTTGCGTCAGCTGCTTTTTTTTTTGCGTCCGCTACTTCCTGTTCTGCTTTTGCGACTTCCTCATCAGCAGCTCCTTCGTTGAGCTCTTGAAGAATCATTTCACGGATAGCTTCTTTTAGCTTAGCGTAGCGGGCTGTTGAGGCTCTTAGTTTATCTCCTGCTGTGTGAGCTTGGCTTTTGCTTGCTGGGATGGGTTTGAAGGTTTGCTTTTCTCCTTTTTTTAGAAATCGATTCTCTGTATCGGATTCAGTCATCCCATCTGGATTATCGTAGTCGGGTAGTTCTTGATCTCCCCAACCTAAGTATGAACCCAATCGACGTGCTGCTGTTAGATACTTATCTGCTTTGAGATAATCTCCCTCAGAATAAGCTTCCATGCCTTTATCGTAGTAGTGGTAAGCCATTTGCTTGTCGTCCTCTTGAGCGTCAAAGTCTCCATCGGAACTACCGTACATTCCTTCTCCTATGTTTGCATAATTTCCTGCATCCTGTAACCAGATGTCGTAGTATACCTCTTTTGCAGATTTACCGTTCTTGAAATACTTTGTTAGTTCTTCATCGTCAACTGCTATATCACCATCCGTGTATCCAGGGTTATCTTTCTTGATAATATTGTACAACTCCTTTTTCCACTCGTTATAATTCCTTGTTTCCAATCCTTCTCTCAAGTCACCATATCCTGATGATTTGTATTTACCTTTTGGTTCTTTAGGTGTTCCTAGTCCTGGAGCTTCTGTTGTATACCCTAGACCTTTAATTCCGAACATTCCATCCTTAGCGTAATATAGACGATCTTTAGCTAAGTTTTTAGCTACGATTGCTTTAACTTCGTTTGTAGTCTTATCTTCGTTTTTAGGATCTTGCATTTCTGTATAAAAACCTTGCAAGAAAGATTGACCATATACGTTATCAATATTCTTGAGATCTTTGTAATCGAAGCTAGTTGATTGCATGTCCTGCGCTTCTTTAGACATTTTCTTCTCTTCAGCTTTTGCTTCTTCTGAGATGTTCTGCTTAAAGATTTTAACCCAGTCTTGCTCTCTGCCTCCTGTTACTACTCCTCCTGCTCCACTTACTCCCTCGCTAATCAAGCCCTTAGATTTCAGTACGTTTACGGAATCCTCGTAGGAAGTGTAAGCGTTAAACAAGTTTGGGAACTGAAACTTGGCGTTCTTTAGAAAGTTAGTTCTATCTCCCTTTCCTTCTTTAATTAAATTGTATTGTTGTTGAAGCGTCATAGTGCTTTTTCTTTTATTAGTTCGTATAATAAGTTTACCAAACGGGTCTTCTTGCGAGTAATTCTACGTTCTCTAACTAGATCACTAACTCGCTGTCTAGCTTCTCTAGCTTCGTTTTTTGCTTGCTCTAGCTCGTCTAATATTTCCTGTAGGTCTTTCATGCTGATAAATAGTACTTACTTCCACAGATCTTTATAATCCATTACTTTTGAATGCTTGGCTTGCGATCTATCAACTAACTTGAATCCTAACTTTTTGGTGTAGTAGTTGTAGGCTGTTCCTTTTGCTTTTTTGTCTGGGTTGTATGCAAACTTGGTAGGTACACCTTCACCTGTGCCTGTTGAAGCTGTCGCTGTTCCTCCAGTAGCAGATATTTCTCTGATTACCTTGCGGATATACTCTCTAAGTTTTCGATTATCCATGTGTTTTTCTTACTTCATTAAGTAATTCGTAGTAGTGTAGTAGGTTAATTAAATCCTCGTTAGTAGCTTTTGCGTTCTTCTCTAGTGGTTTAATCAACTTAATCACCTCTTGTAGTTTAATCTTTACAACTTGGTTACTCACTATGGATGCTGATTGTTTGAGCTCCTTAATTAGTTTTGATACTCTAGTATTGTATACTTCCTTTAGTTTGGGATCAGAATCTACCGATGTTACAAATTCTTGCAGAACTTCTTTCTGATCGCTGGTAAGACTTGCGTACTTCCCGTTAAACTTTTCTAGTAGTATTCTGTAAGTTAAAATTCTCAAATCTGCATCGTAACCTTGAAACTCTTCTAACAATGCCTGCTGTACTTTGCTGGTGTCTATTGTTTTTGTAGTAAGATGTTCTAGGATGGTTACTTTGTTTTGTATAATTTGATCAGGATGTACCATCTCCTGGGTTGAGTATGCTTCGAGAAGTATCGAAAAGGCAGCCTGTGTTTTATAATTTGGTAGTTTAGTTTTAAAAAACTCCTCTAAGTCGTATACTTGTTTGATTTCTTTTATCAGGTTATACTTCTGTGTACGAATAAGTTTCTTATTTAACTTCTTAGATGTTTCTACCAACGTCTCCAATACAAGATTTGCCTTACTTTCTGGTAGCTTTGTTGTTTTAAGTAGGGTTTCGTATAGTTTATATTCTTTGCCTAACTCAGAATTAACAAAGTGTTTTTTTAGCAAATCTACCGCTTTAGATGTACGCCCTGAGAGAGTGTCAGCTGTTATTTGTCTTACTAATAACTCAAAAAGTATTCCTGTATTTTTATATTTTGAGTGTTTGATCGTACCTAACATCGAGTTGTATTTTGTATAAATATATATAAATTATTATTCCCTAATTTGACGCTCGTCTAAAAGTCCAGCTGTCTCTGTGTTTGACTCGAATACTAACTGTTTTGATTGTAAATCTATACTCTCTAATAGCTTTTTATTTTTAAGAAACTCAGCTTTTGTTGTTTCTAATGCAAGGGGTGATCCACCTTTATAGTCGTGCTTAACGGGATTCGATTCTAATCCTCTATCCTTCATTCTCTGTGTTCCCAACCTATCCTTACCAAAAGCATCATCCTGTGTATTTCTATCTGTTACGTTTGTCACTGGCCGTCCTGGAGTTGACTTTTCATCATATCCTAACGGTACACTATTATACTGGTTCACATCATTTCGATCTTTACCGTAGATTGTAGCTAGATCGTGTGGTGTCCCGTATGATTTTCCTGATTCCAGTGGATCGTTGCCTTCGTTCATAATCTGATTTAAGCGGAATGCTCTTTTCTGATCCTCTCTAATTAGATCTCTATACTCATCGTATTGATCTTCGCTGAAGTGGAATACGTTGTCGTAAACCCAGTCGGATGGTAAAAGTTTTCCATCTATTATGTTTTTAGCCAAGTCTACTTTTTCTTTCAATAGTGCTATCTTTTCTTGATCGTAAATTATAGAAGGAGTTGTCATTGATAGCTCAAAGTTTGTGAGATTTTCTCCTTTAAATCCTTGAACGTATAGGTGCACTAAAGCAATTTTAGTAAGCTCTGATATAATGATTCTCTGAAGTCTCTCGATTGTTCTTGCGAAACGAATATCTTGAGAAGCTAGTGTTGCTTTACCTTCCAAATCCTTTTCATATCCCATGAAGGCTTTAGGTACTTTAAGAGCTGCGAATAGTTTGTCTCTTAAATACTCAACGTCTTTGATCCCGTCATACTCTAATCCTTTAGTGGTATCAATCTTAGTTGCAGAATCATTACCTCGTACAGGAATGAAGAAGTCTTCCATCATGTTCTGCATGTTGAACTTCAGGTTGTATTCTCCTGTAGCTTGGTCAACGTAAGGTGTTCTTTTCATTTTGGAGATCGTCTTTTGGATAAATCCGTCAACCTCTTGTGGAGGAATACCTCCTACGTTAATGTAAAATACACGTTTTTCCGGAGCTCTTACGATGCGGTGCACTAACATCGCATCCTCCATTAATGTGTACTGTTTAAACAGCTTACGGGCTGGTTCTATGTATGAACGACCGTAGGGTAGGAAGTTTATGTCTGATAGTAGTCGGAAGTGAGCCATCTCGTAATTATCGAAATAGATAGTATTGGCGGTTTCCAAAGCTGTTTGGGCTCCTCCGTAGTAGCCTGAGCTTCCTCCTCCTAATCCGTCTGGGTCAAATTTAAAACGAATTGCCGTTGGGTTTTCTTTATTAAAGCCCTCTTCTCTTACAACGTTGTAAGGTGTATATGGTATTACGTTGTATACACCAAACTTCTCAGCAATTTCCAATTTAAGAAAGAAGTCACCATATTTACACATTTGGCGAATCCATGACCATAGGTTAAATTCTATATTAAGAACATCGTAGAATAGATTGTATAGAATTCTTTCCCTTTCCCT